ATGGATGTAAGGGTCTCGTTCTACCTTAAAAAGAGCGAAACGAATGCCGATGGTTGTTGTCCTGTCATGGCACGGCTGACCGTCGGCAACCATTCCGAGGCGGCTTTCAGTGCCAAGATGTCGGTTCCCGTATCGTCGTGGGCGTCAGGCCGCGCCACGGGAAAGAGTGCCGCTACGCGGGAAATCAATCGGCAATTGGACGAACTGCGTGCCTCGGCGCTGGCCATCTACAAGGAACAGTCTGCGATACGGGAGGACGTGACCGCCGAAGAGGTACGGGATCTGCTGCTGGGCAAGGCTTCCGGACAAACAACCCTGCTCAATTATTTTCAAACGTTTATCGAACATTTCGAGAAACGCGTGGGTGTAAACCGCGAGAAAGACACGCTCAGATCCTATCGCTACGCCCGCAACTGCATCTCCGCTTTTCTGCAAACACAGTATAAACTTTCGGATATTCCCTTTACTGCCCTCGACCGGTCGTTCATCGACAGGTACGACCTCTACCTGCGGACGGAACGCCGCATCGCGCCGGGAACTATCGTCCTGCTGACCTCAAAACTGAACACGATCGTCGGCGAGGCGGTGTCGGAGGGTATCATCACGGCCGACCCGTTCGCCGGGTACGAACCGAAACGCCCCGAAAGAGTGCAGAAATACCTCACTGCCGACGAATTGCATCGGCTGATGACCACGCCGCTTCATCACCCGACGCTCTACCAAGCCCGCGACCTGTTCCTATTCTCGTGTTATACGGGCATTCCTTACGGGGATATGTGCCGCCTGAGCGAAGATGATCTGGAAATTGCCGAGGACGGCGAGGTGTGGATCAAAACCACGCGCAAGAAGACGAAGATCGACTACGAACTGCCGCTGCTCGATATTCCCCTCCATATTCTCGACAAATACAGGGGTATCGCACCGGAGGGAAAATTACTTCCTATGTACGGCAACAATACACTCAACCGGGCTCTGAAACGTATCGCCTCGATCTGCGGTATCGAAAAGCGGCTCGTTTTCCACTGCGGACGGCATACCTACGCCACCGAAATCACGCTTTCGCAGGGCGTTCCGCTGGAAACGGTCAGTAAGATGTTGGGCCACACACGTATCGACACGACACAGATTTATGCCAAAGTAACCGATGACAAAATCGGCGCGGATACGCAAAACCTCGACAAGAAGCTCGCCGAGCGGTTTTCGATAGTTCTGTAATCACTTATTTCAAATCTGAATCATCATGGAAACGAACAATAAGGAGATAAAACGCCGCAGTACGTTCGCCGTACTGTTCTATATCAATCGAACTAAAGTCCGCAAGGACGGTACCTGCCAGCTCTTGTGCAAAGTCAGCATCGACGCCGAATCGGCTCATATAGGTATCAAATCCGCCATCGAACCGTCGCTGTGGAATCCGGAGACAGGACGCGCGGACGGCCGGAGTGCCAACGCCCGCAAAGTAAACCGGGCCATCGACCTGCTGACCGAACAGATCGAGGCCCACTATCGGAGAATTCGCAACAACCTCGGCTTCGTCACGGCAGAACTGGTAAAGAACGCCGTAAAAGGCGTAGGCCAAAAGCCGCTCACGCTGCTGGCCCTGTTCCGGGAACACAATGCAGAGTTTTACAAACGGGTCGGCGTAGATCGGATGAAAGAGACCTATGCCAGCTACGAGAACTCCTACAACCACTTGGCTGCGTTCGTACAACAGAAATACGGGCAGGAAGACGTTACGCTCCGAAGTCTCGACAAAACGTTCTACGATGACTTCGACCTCTTTCTGAGAACGGAGTGCAATATGATGCAAAAGACGGTACACGAACACCTGTACCGCCTGAAGAAAATGACCAAACGGGCTGTCAGCCAAGGTACGCTCCGCCGCGACCCTTACGGTAAGCTGCACCCGGAGTTACCCGAACGCAAGAGCCGCCACCTCAAACTCGAAGATCTCAAAAAGCTGATGGAAACGCCCATCGATAAACCCAATCTTCAAAAGGTGCGGGACTGGTTCCTCTTCTCCACCTTCACGGGCCTGTCCTACTCCGACCTGACCCGGCTCTCGGATAAGGACATCACGCAGGCCGCCGACGGAACGTGGTGGCTTCATATACGGCGCAAAAAAACAGATACCCCCTCGGCAGTCCGGTTGCTGGAGGTTCCGTTGCGGATCATCGAGAAATACCGGTCTGAACGTCAGAGCGACAAGGTTTTCAACCTTTACAGCCGGAAGCATCTTATCATACTTACGCGAAAACTGGGACAAGCATACGGTTTCGATATGACCTTCCATGTGGCCCGGCATAATTTCGGGACGCATATTACCCTCTCGATGGGCGTGCCTATCGAAACCGTGAGCCGTATGATGGGACACAAGAGCATCACCACGACTCAGATTTACGCCAAAGTGACCGACAAAAAGGTGGGTGAAGATATGAAAGGGCTTAAAACGAGAACGAAAGGCCGGAAAATAGTCTTATGCGAAGAGGATGTGAGCGTTATGAAAAAGAAACGGGCACAGTCCGACAAAGAAAAAGCAGCGTTCGCTTGACAGAAAAGAAAAATATTCGTATAATTATCCAACTAATATCCAAACAATATGGCAACGACAGGAGAAAGAGCGACAGGAACGATAACGATCGAGTACAATACCGTAACCGTAACCCCCGGTGCTGACGGCGATGTGTGGCTGACCCCATCCGAGATTGCCCGGATGTTCGAGGTGTTCGTATCTGCGGTCACGAGCAATATCCGGGCGATTTACAAACACGGCGCACTGCGTATGTCGGAAACCTCGAATCTTCCGACGGCCCATGCTGAACTGTATAATTTGGAAATGATCTCGGCGTTGGCCTTTCGGGTGGACACGCCCCAGAGCGCGGCGTTCCGGCGGTGGCTGATCCGCCGCCCCCATTCCCGGATGGTCGTGCTGAAGGTCTCGCAGGTAGAACGGACGGTAGTGAACTGATCTCGGAAAGAAAAAATCCGTCTAACAAGTCCGATTCTAACGTTTTCGCCCCTGTCGGAATTCATCCTGACAGAGGCGATTTTCAATTTCGGGAATTTGTCAGACAGCCCTTCTTCTCGTTCCGGTGTTACAGCAACGCCTTATCATCCTTTCCGTTATACGAATCCCGGAGCAACTTTTCGATCTCCGACTCCCGGTACAGCACTTTCCCGCATATCATGTAATAAGGGAGTTTTCCCGAGCTGCGGTATTCCTGCAACGTCCGGCGGTGGACTTTCAGCCGCTCCGAAATTTCCTTGTCCGTCAGGTACGACTCTCCGCCCAGAATCAGGCGATGGTTCGTACCGAATTTTTCCAGACCCTTTTCGATACGCTTTATCAGGTCGAACACTTCGGCCTCGCTACTGTCCGAACCCTGCACAATATTATTTCTCATAGCTTATTCCTCCGTTTACTTTTTCGATTGTTTCAACAATGCCTCTACGTCTTGCGGCTTATAGTAGATTTTATGTCCGACTTGCGTGTAAGGAATGATCCTTTTTTCACGATATGCCTGAAGCGTCCTTTTAGCGATGCTCAGCATTTCGCAGACCTCCTCATTGTCGAGCCAATGGCCCAAGCGTTTTTGTTGTTTTTCATTCAGAGCCTCGATCCTTCCGGCCAGCGCTTCGAGTTTGGCCACCATAGAGTCATAGACCCGTTTTTCGATCATTATCATCTCCATAATTACAATGTTTAGCTTTCCCGGAACCCAAAAATACTTTATGGAATACACGTCCGAGCCTTTTGCCGACGCGGATGTAAGGGTTGGCATCGCTATATGCCACGGTTGGCGTCGCCGCTTTGAATTTGTAAAAGCGGGGAAATATGCGAAATTTTTGAGTACCTGAACGACGGGGAACCGTTTTTGAACAAGAATAACACTATGCACTATGATTACCAATTTCAGTTTCGGAGTACCCTGCGAGACAGCAGATGCCGACTATCCGATGCCGCTCGGGGACTATTTCGACATCGAGAAGGATATGATGCAGGTCGGCGGCGAGTTCCTTTTAGTCCGGGACGAGGAGAGTAACTTTTACTTTCTCTGCACCGACGACTGCGACATCGAAATATTATGCCGTGCTTATGATTGGTATATCGTATCGTCCGGCCGTTTCAACGGCCGTTTGCGGATCGGCATGGGGCTGGCCGGAGAGGATGCTTACGGCAGCGAGATGTTCCGGGTCGAGGACGAGCAGACCCTTCGGCTGTGGCACGACATTCTGAAATTCACCTTTAAGGGCGATTTCATCCGCAACTATTATCCCATGACCAACCGGTTCCGGGGTAAATTGCGCGTGGACGGGGCGTTATGTTTCTATATCCACGACTATTATCCCGTGTCGCATAAGTTGAAACTCACGAGCGAACAGAAGAAAGTCACTAACCTCGTATTCCGCTTCAAAGAGGGAGCCTGCGCGTCGCTGGCTACCAAACTCTTCCCGCTGGCTATTTCACGGATGGAGTTTTTCAATGACTTGGCCGATCCGATCCTGCTACCTCTTCCGGCGTTTACGAAAGAGAGGTACCGGCAGCGTTTCGAGTCTTTTTGCGGGGAACTTTCCCGCCGGCTGATAATAGACAACGGTTTTCCTGCCGTCCGGATCGAGTACGACAGGGAACAACAAAAAGGCACGCAACAAAGGGATATGTCAGGCATAGTCTTCGATCCGGATTACATCGAGGGGCGCGACGTTTTGCTAATCGACGATATTCTGACTACCGGTATGAGCTTTACGCTCATAAAACGCGAATTTGAAAAATTGGGCGCCAATTCCGTAATCGGTATCTTCCTTGCAAAAACCGTATAGACTAACTCCTGCCGGAGCGTCTGTCGCTCCTGCGGCACGCAAGCCCGTATCCTGATCTGAGGATACGGGCTTTTTCGTGTCTGGTGTGCGGGCGAAGGGCTGATCCGTTACGCCCTTCGCCACAGTTATTTTCCGCACTTTTCATAACCTTTCTCCTCATTTATAAGCCGCCTTCACGAACCCGGTGTGGATGGTATCTGGTTTCAGAAGCAAAGGTATCTACGGGCTGCACGCCCCTGCAAGATCAAGCCGCCGGGCGGTTTTGCGAGAAATCTTCCTCTTTCCCTTCGGGCGAGCGTATTTCCCGCAAAAATCTTGACATGGGCTAAGCCCTTCTTTTTCATGCTCCTGAAACCAGATACCATCCACACCGGCTCCGCTACGGCATAAAAAAAAAGTCGAAAGGTTATGAAAAGCACAGAAAATAAGAACAGGAAACCGAAAACCTCCAACCTTCCACTCAGCATGGGTGCGGGTTTGCGGGCAGGGCTGAAAATCGGGGCTGTCGCGCTGGGTTTTCATCTCTTCGGGAGCGGCTTTATTTGGGTCGTTTTGGCCTTTGTGTTCTGCTATGACATCCTGCGGGGTATTCTCTCCTGTCTTTTATCTCTCGTCGTTCTGATCGGCTTTTTCTCCTTTCTCTTTTCCCAAATCTTCTAAAATCCTAAAAATCATGGCAAAGTATTATTCTCTTTTCGGCGGGACGACCACCGACACCGAAATCCAAGTCGCAAAGGAAAACCAAATCGTCATCCATGAAGGCCCCGGCGCCTTTACTATCCGGTATGTAATCTACAAAGTCGAACACGACGCAGACGGATATATGTATCACATGATAAACACCGACACGAAAGAAATCCACCGTACCGACATCCTCCGGCCATACTCGCAGAAATTCGGTATCGGCATGTACTACACCGACACGCCCCCGGAATTTATGGACGCTTTCGAGGTCGCCGCCCTTGTTGCCGAAGCCGAGCAAAAAGCAAAAGAGGATACCGAAGCAAAAGTCCGGGCAAAGGACGAACACGACCGGATTGCGGCAATCGGTGCGGAGCGGTTGCGCCGGATTATGCCCGACAACGTGCAGGGGGTCATCGTGGCCGAACTCAACGAAACGGAATACACCGACCCCTCCTACGAATGCAGGGAAACGACCAGCGTCCGCACCGTGATACTCGGCTTTTCGACCACGCCCCGCAACGGCTTCGGGGAACTGCGTAAAGCCGCCCGAAATCTGCCCGAAACGGCGTATTTGGCCGAATATAACAAGGACTACGAACACCGTTCCCCCGGTTTCACGCTCGGCAGAAGCCCTTATTCGGGGTGGAGCATCCACAAAATGACCCACTACACCCGCGAGGGATTTATCGAACGGTTGGCCTATATAGCCGGAGACGAGAATAATATCCGGCTGACCAGTCCCAGTCCGGAGCGCACGCAGGAGGCCGGCCCGATAACCGTGCAGGGCGATTTTATCCTCACGAACTACTCCGAAAAGGCCGTCGCCCTGTTCGGCGATACGAAGCCCATAAAGGACGCATTATCCGACCTCGGCGGACGGTTCAACGGGCGCCTGACCTACCGCGGAGAGAAATGCGCCGGGTGGGTCTTTCCCAAAGCGAAAGAAATGCAGGTGCGCGAGTTAATCGGCATGACCGAATAATCCCGAAGTCCAATTCGGGGACGGTAACCCCGTCCCCACATAAACTAACGAATCATAAAAATCCGAAAATATGAGAACCATTTATCTGCAAAGGCAAGGCTCGACCGACACGTTTAACACCCACAATGCAATCAACACGGATTTAGGGTATTACATCGAGGTCAAAACATGGAGCGACAACCGCTACAACATTATCATCGCATCGACCCGTAAGCAGACCGAAGACGAAACCAAAAACAAACGGATAGAAATAACCGCCGTTTATCCCTCATTGTCCGACGCATTCAGACGGGTGGAAAAGGAACTGCGGGAGGAATTATCCGAAGATGCGATCATTTCCGACACGATAGAAAAATACTGCCATAACAATTTTACCTACAAAAAAGTGTCAGACAAATATTTGGCGGTCTGTTTTTATGAGAAATCCACCGAAACGATACGCCTGTACCCCGAGAATTACTGCCTCGTCTCTTTCCGGCACAAAGGCACGAAAGACTACCTCCGAATGGACAGCGCAACGGCGGAATACCTGCCCATATTGGAGGAACAGGCCAGGCAATACGAAAAGGAGGAGACTTGGACGTGCCACAAGGATAAATCCGAGGACTTCAGACGCGAACGGTTCGCGTGGCTTCTCGGAGAAGCACTCAAGAAAAAGGACTGCCACCGCAAATTCTATGTAACCGACACGCTTATCAAGTAATCCGCAAAGACAGTAATCCAATCCGGGGGCGGCAAGTCCCGCCCCCCCCATAAAACCGAATCGACATGACACTCAACGAATATATTACCCAAAGCGAACCGCAGGCTAATGTAAAAGTCATACTCAAAGAGGGCGAATATATCCAGCGCAATGCAATCAAAGTAACCCCCTTTTCGGTTCAGACGACCGTCGATATTCCGGTGGTTACACAGCGGTACGGTATAAAAGACAATTATATCCGAATCGGAACCGCCCGGCAGTTGTTTGCACGACATCCCCAAACGGGCGAACTGCGCGGAAGCGTGTTTTTCCTGCCCGACGATGCCCCGGAACCGCCCGTACTTTCTCAATTCATGCAATTCCTAAAGGCGGATATGGCATTTTGCGAACAATGGGAAAAAGAGAACCCGCAACAGGGGGATTTGCAGGCACATAACGCCCGGTTCAGAGCGGCATACGCCGAATTTCTCACCAGCGTAAAGACAACCTATGCCCTTACAGATGCGGATATTAAGTGCTGGCTCGGTTGAACATTTATCCGGGAAGCATATTCCAAAAACGAATCATTAACCAAACATGCAATCCGATGAAAACAAAAGTTATCCTGTACGACCATACGGGCAACAACGTCATCAGTCGCCATAAGGAATTGACCCCGTTCGCGGAGAATATCTATACGACCTTCATCCATAAGGATAGCTGCGGTATCGACACCAACGATATATTCGGGATTGTGTTCGCAATCAAAGGCGTGTATTTCATCCCGGAATATTGCAATCGCGACCGCCTTGCCGACAGTAATTACAAAAATCGTCTTATCGACTTTCGCAGGCGATGGACAGACCATGTAAAACAGCAGGCCGCAGAGGGGCAGTATATCCGTCTGCTGGAAATTCGCGTGTTTGAGGAATTGGGAGAGGAAACAACCCCGTTACGGCAGGCCCGCGAAGCCATGTTGAAGAAACGGGATGCAGAGAATGAGGCACGCCGCCGCCATGACAAGGAAGCCGCACAAAGAAAGGAACAGGAAGAGCGGCAACGCCTCGACGAGTGTAAATGCCGCTTTTTAACCGGAGGAACGATAACGGGCGAGGAGTTCATAAGCATCGCCAAACGGGACGGATTCGCCATACACATCCGCACGGCAGGAACGCTCCGCAAGCGCATAGCCGAATTGAACCGGAACAGGGCGATATGGTATTACCGACTTCGAGGTAAAGCCGCACCCGACGTTACGGGATGCCGAAAAGCCATTAAAGGTTATCTCTCTTTTCTCGAAAACGAGGGAAACACTGCAATTGATTCATAAACAGCACAAAGCCATGAAAGCGACCGATTATTTCAAACAGACGATCCAAAGCTATTTACAACGCCGGGCGCAGGAGGACGAATTATTTGCACCCCGTTACGCCAACCCGAAGAAGAACATCGACGACTGTATAACATTTATCCTCAATTACGTGAAGCAAAGCGGGTGCAACGGCTTTGCGGACGATGAAATCTACTCGCTCGCCCTGCACTACTACGACGAGGACGACATCGACATCGGCAAGCCCCTCACTAATTGTAAAGTTGTGGTGAACCATACTATCGAACTCTCCGAAGCAGAGAAAGCCGAAGCACGGCGCCAAGCCATGCAAAAAGCAACGGACGAAGCCTACCGGAAAATTACGCAGGGTAAAAACAAGACCAAGAAGACCGAAACAACCACCCAGTCATCACTATTTTAATTCGATACACCATGAAACCGAGAAATAAATTCCAACAGAAAGCAGTCGAAGCAAGCAAGAAACTGCCACCGCTGACCCCGGCACAGGAACGCTGGGCCTACACAAAAGTTATCGAATCGGTAGGCCAGCGCACGAGAAAAGGTGTCGTTACCTGCCTCGACTGTGGCAAGGTGTTCCACAACGATACCAAACAGCAATATTGCACCTGTCCCGCCTGCGGAACACGACTGCGGATAGAAAATACTCGCAGGCAGAAATTCCAGCAACGGGAATACGTTACCTATATAACCGCTTGCGACGGGATGCAGGTCGTGCGGGTGTTTATGGTGAATTATTATGCCAAAGTCGGACGACCGCTGAACCGCTTTTGCCACGAAGTCATGCAACGTTGGATAGCCCCCGACGGCAAATACTGCACACTCGCCCGGAGCCGGGTATGGGGAACGATATATTACGATCTGTGGATTTATTCGTCCGATTTGGAACTGCACGGCGAATCGTGGGTATATGACAAAATTTATACGGATGATATATACCCTCGTATGAAACTCATCCCCGAACTGAAACGAACGGGATATAAAGGCGGATTATATGGTCAGAACCCTACGACCTTACTCCGTGTCCTGCTCTCGGATAACCGGGCGGAATCCCTGCTCAAAATGGGGCAAGACTGCCTATTACAACTGTATTTGAATGATAGCGGTCGGAGATTCGACAAATATTGGCCGAGTATCCGTATCGCCGTCCGTAACGGCTATAAAATCACGGATGCAACGACATGGTGCGACTATATAGACGCTTTGCGGACATTGGGCAAAGACCTGCACAGCCCCAAATATGTATGCCCCGCAGACCTTAAACGGGAACATGACCGCTGTATAGCCAAAATCGCCCGCAGGGAAGCCGAGCGGGAAATAGCCGAAAACCTCTCCGCATATTTTCAGAAAGAGTGCGCCTACCATAGAGCCAAAGCCAAATTCTTCGGCCTTGCGTTTTCGGACGGACAGATCGTCGTTCGGGTGTTGGAGAGTGTGAAAGAAATCATCATGGAGGGAAAGGCCATGCACCATTGCGTCGGCACGAACGAATACTATAAAAAAGCCGATTCGCTTATTTTTTCGGCAACCATAGACGGCCAGCGCATCGAAACCGTAGAGGTATCCCTCTCCCAACTCAAAGTTATTCAAAGCCGGGGCGTATGCAACAAACAAACGGAGTATCACGACAAAATCGTGCAGCTTGTAAATGACAATATGCCCCTTATCCAAAAGCGCATTGCCGCCTAATTCATCAATCCGAACTATCAAGATTATGCAACCGAGAAATAGTTTTGAACAGCAAATAGAAGAGGCGGGGCGCACGCTCCGCCCCATCTCCGCCCGGCAGATACGATGGGCGTTCGACCGATGCTTCGTCCGCTACGGACGCAGGACGACAAAAGGCGTGATAACTTGCACCGAGTGCGGACACGCATGGAGGGACAAGACGGCGCGGAAGCATTGTATCTGCCCCTCGTGCCACACCCGGCTGACCATAGACGACAACCACCTGCGCCGGATTTACGACACGGCGAACTACGCCCTGTTTATGACCGTCCATAACGGGATGCAGGTATTACGCTTCGTATATCTGGCCTACTATGTCCGTATCGGAGAAAGAGCGAAATACATTCATTTCGAAGTCGTGCAGCGGTGGATCGCCCCGGACGGGCGATGCGCCACCCGTGCAAGACTCATAACGAACCGGCCTTTCTACAAGACGTGGGATTATACAACCTCGTTGGAACTGCGCCCCCATAAGCCGCTGTATAATATCCATCCCCGTTGTGTTCATCCCCGGCCGCAACTCCTGCCCGAACTGCGAAGAAGCGGTTACAACGGACAGTTTCACCATATCTCCCCGCCGGAAATGTTCTGCGCCCTGCTGCGCGACAGCCGTGCCGAAACCCTGCTTAAAACAGGACAGGTTACGCTCTTGAAACACTTTGCCGAGAATACCCGCACATTGGACGACTATTGGCCATCGGTGCGTATCGTCCTGCGGAACGAGTACGCTATTGCCGATACTGAAATGTGGTGCGACTATATAGACCTATTGCGCTTTTTCGGCAAAGACCTGCGAAATGCCCGGTACGTGTGTCCCGCCGACCTGCGAACAGAACACGACCGCTATGTCGTGAAGAAACGGAAATATGAGCAGGCATTGGCCGAAGAAGAACGCCTGCGCCGGGAATTGGAATGCGAGAACGAATACCGGGAGGCCAAAGGACAGTTTTTCGGGATCGACTTTACGGACGGTAAAATTCATGTCCGGGTCTTGGAGAGCATCGAGCAGTTCCGGCAGGAGGGCGAAGCCATGCACCATTGCGTCTTTACCAACGAATATTACCGCCGAGACGATTCGCTGATCCTCTCGGCCACGATGGACGGCAAACGATTGGAAACGGTCGAGGTTTCGCTCTCCCGGCTCAAAGTGGCGCAGAGCCGAGGCGTATGCAACGAGGACAGTCCGTACCACAAGCAGATTATAAAACTCGTTCAGCACAATATACACCTGATAGAAAATCGACTGACAGCATAATCAATCTTTCAATAATTAGAATCGGGGCGGCGAAAGCCGCCCATAACACCGATACCATGAAAACAGACACGAATAAACAGAACCCGACCCACGAAATCCGGCAGAACGGAAAAGCCGTACTCCGGTCGGATTGCGAGTGTTCGCTTCCGATGATTTTCAACAACCTCACGGGACGCAATATTCCGGATGCCCGACAGTATAACGATTATATAGAGTGCATAGCCATCCGGGACATAGGCTTTACCTACGGGGAAATAGAACTGGTCAAGAACGGAGAGGTAGTAGCCAAAGGACTTATTACGAAGAAATAAAATCGGGACGGCAACAGCCGCCGTTCAAACAATTATGAAAAATCGACAGCACAACGAAAAAACGGTAAGGGCGAATGCCGTCCTTGCCCAACTCAAAACCCGATACAAGGCAAGAATTTGCGAGCACGACCACACGGCGATAGTCGTATCGGGTATTACCGAAAAACAACTCTCCGACTTATGCCGGAGGTTGTATTGTTCCGGCATGTATAACGACACGGGACGGTTCGGTATAATCACCAACTTCGGAGAATATAAGTAACAATCGGGGCGGCTGCCGCCCCATAACACCGACTGCTATGAAAATCATCTATAAAGAGGGAACCCGCAAAACCCTCGCAGAATCGACCGGAGAAGTCCGTAGCGCAGTTGCCACAGCATTGGAACTCGTCGAGGGCAAGCACGGATTCAGAACGCCTTTCGAGATATGGCGTAACTGTAAATTAGTCATAACCATCGGACATAACATTTACACAACATTCATCGAGATCCGTCCCCCGGCTATGGCTTATATCAAACGCCGGAGTAATTGGCACAACCGATACGCTTACTATGCGGCCGGAACATTTCGGGGAAATAACGACAACGCGGAAGTAGAACTTATTTAATGGAGAACAACAATGAAAACGACAGAGGTAAACAAGGAATTGGTAGGTAGAAGGTGCGAGTGCATGTGTTTAGGTTCGATGGTTACGGGAGTAATCGAGGACATAACCGTTACGAAATATACGGCGGAGGTAAAAGTGCGTTACGACGAGCCCCAGCGCTGGGGTAACGAGGTTTTACACAGCGGTTGGGCGCATGGGGACAAGGACGACGAATCCGGCTCTTTGAAGTACCTGCGCCTGCTCCCCGAACCTGTCCGACCGGACTATGAAACACTTATCGTAACTTTTTGCGATCCTATCCGCACGCTGGAGCGCCGTATCTTCGACGATCCGCAGGCGTGGGGCGTATCGGCCTTAAAGGAGTGGATCGACGGCTACGAAAGCACCCGCTTTACGCAAATCGGCGACTGCACGGCGGTCGTAACCTCCGAATACAACATGGCGAGCGTGCGCGAATGGCTCGCCCGACATACCGAAATCGAAACCTGCAAAACGGCGTAACGATGGCACGGGAGAGAACCGACGACTGGATGCAGATGGCCAAAGACCTCGCCCGTGCCGAACGGGAACTGCAAATAGAACATTGGGTATATATCACGTTCGAGTACCGTGAATGCGACCGTTCGCGGGTTGTCCTGCACAAAATAGACATGCCCCGCAGGATGCTCGACCGCTGGCGGTGGCTCGTCGAGTGGCGCAGGGCAAAATATGTCTGTCAATATCCCCGTAAGGGCGTGCAGGTCTATTATTGTTACTACGACAAGCGGACGGGACTGCAAACCGGGTTCGGCTCCCTGCTCTCGTGCGTGGCAGCGGCGAAAGCGCAGATTACGAAAGTCGAGCGTAAAATAGAGGAATACGTTAGTTACATGAGCGGCAACGATCTGTTTTTCGACCCGACGACAGACGAAAAATTGCGCTGCGCCAAAAAGAAATTGGCGCAGAAAAGGGCAAAGTATGCCGAACTGTGCGCCCTGCTCCAAAGCGAGGTCGCCAAACATCGGGCCAATCCCGGTATCTGCAAACTGTTCCTCGGCTTTCGCAAGCTGGGCGAATTTACGGACATCCCGCAAGCCCGCAAATTCGCGGAAGAAAGCGGTGAAACAGGGACTTTCAACCTTATCGGCAACCGTTTTCGGGATAGTTGGTATCAGCCGAAATGTATCGAAGAAGCCGGAATTTGAATCTTGAAATTCGGCGCGAACACAAAATCGACGGTTTGAAACCGTCGATTTTGTGTTCGCGGAACGCCGCCCCAACAGGAGTAGGCATACCGGTCAGTAATTCCTATTGAGCCATTCTTTTCCGTGTAATAGACCACCTGCTGAAATTCGTCGATGGCGACGATTACCGGACGGGAGGCTTTCTCCAGATAACGGAATATCTCGTCGAGCGTCGCTTCCGTAGAGCGGATGTCGCTCAGTGCAGGTTGAAGCTGGGGTTACCCGCAGGGGCGAATGTTATGCCGCCTTGCAGGGATTTGACGCTGTTCCAGAAACTTTCGATGGCTTTTTTGCCGAAAGGCTTCAGGCCATCGACAATGCCCCGGTTCAAGGAAAATACCAGGTCGCGCAACGATCCGGTCGCATAAATATCGACGAAAAACGTATAATCTCCGGATGGTTGAAACAGTGCTGTATAAGCCCTACCCATATGGCGCGTGGAGATCAGCGCCAGATTATTGCCGTTGGCCACCTCCCGAATAAGATTTTCGCTCTCCTGTTCGCGGTCGCAGAAATACTCGGCGGATTCATAGCCGCTGCTTATAAAGGGATTTTTTCAGTGGTTACATACAGTCGTTTATTACTACGCAAAGACAATTATTATAAATTCCAATCAGCAGTTGAACTGCTGTGATTTATAAGTTTAACTGAGGTCATTTAAGCCTCGGAATTAGTTGTAAATATTTGAAAATCAAGGGATGAAAATACTTGCAAAATCATTGGAAATCAGTAACTTAAAGTAAAAAATACCCCTATTTTTTGCTTGTTATGATTCCCAAGGACAAAGAGTATAGACTAATAAAAATCTATATGTATATCTGCGATATGTACGAACAAAGCCTCAAATACCATTGCCAAAGATACAGCAATAATTCGAAACCGTTGTTCTCCGACGAGGAAATCCTCACGATTTATTTCTTTGTCGGTCATGAGCAGAAGTACACCCTCATCAAGGATATTCACAACTTCGCTAAAGAGTACTTGCGCGACTGGTTCCCGAACCTGGTGTCCTATCAGACATTCAATTACCGTCTCAACAGGATGGCCGGTGCTGTTAGGGAACTGTCCTCGCAGTTATTAAGGATGTTCAGGCCTTCTGACTGTCAGGATGATACCGTGATTGTTGACTCGATGCCGATAATCACATGCTGCGGAAGAAACCGTACAGGCAAGGTCGCCAGAGATATCGCTGACAAAGGATACTGTTCCACCAAGAACCTGTACTATCATGGACTAAAGCTTCACATGGTAGGATATCGCAGGAAAGGGCATCTTCCTCATCCGTGCCAGATAGCGCTCTCTCCTGCCTCCGAGAATGACCTGAAGGTCTTCCAGAGCGAATGCATGCCGGATCTTTTCAACAAGAAGATCTTCGCTGACAAGATATACCGAAGCAATGACTACTGGGAGCAGGAAAGACGCGATAAGGCCAATGAGTTCTACGCTCCCGTCAAGTCAATCAAAGGGGCTCCTGAAGAAGAGAAGCAGAGAAGCAAGGCCGCTGATGACATTTATTCTCAAGCCGTTTCATCTGTCAGGGAACCCATTGAAGCGCTATTCAGTTGGCTGAACGAAAAAACAAATATTCAAAGAGCTTCAAAGTGCCGCTCTACTTGCGGACTGCTAATTCATACGATGGGAAAGGTAGCCATCGCATTTTTATATCTTATTTTCAACTACTGA